CTAATCTTATAAACGTGCGTCTCCGTATCCATATCAAACTTATACCACAAGAACGAACCGTTAAACGGAGTTGAAAGTGTTGCATTATCAAAGAATAAATAACCCACCGGTGGATTTGTTTCGTCCGTACCCGCATAAACAAAGTCACTACCAACACTTGAAGCCGCAGCCTCTGCGCCTGTCTCAAAGCCTTCTCCTCTATATCTCACAAATGACTCCTCGCTAGGGTTAACTACTGTAATATCATAATTTGTTGTTACTACTGCGTCCGGATTGTCTAAATCAGTTATCTCTAGTAAAGTAGTTTGAATAGTATCATTAAATAAATCCATTGTCGTACTACCTACGATATACTTTTTATCTTGTACTGTTATTTGTATTGGGTCGGTATCGTCAGCCGTTATTCTCATTGCACCGCTAAATCTTCCGCTTGTTGGCTCCATACTCATAAACGTACTATCTATATTAATAATGTTCTTAGATAATACATTTGCGTATTGCTTAACTACTAACTCACTTAAAGAAGTATATAAGAAATCGGGATAGTTTAATGAATACCAATTATTCAAAGCTACTCCGTCAATGTCGCTTAAATATCCTTGATAGTAATTAAAATTAGAATTAGAACTGTTAAAGCCTGAACCTATATTAGCTTCGTAAACGTAATCATTGTTAGAGTTTATTGTGCTTGTAGTCGTTACACTTACAAAGGTTGACTCTTGTGTTAATACTACATTTTGCACCTCTACAACTTGATCTAAATAATTAACCGTTGAATTTTCTACTGATATTTCTATACTCATAGCACCGGGAATGTTACTCGGCGGTAAATCAATACTTATGTCGTAAACTGAAGTCCCCTCTTCATAAGGTTCGGTATAATAATTACTACCAAAATTGCTCCATTTTTTATCCGGAGTTAAATACCAAGTACCAAAGCCGCCACCTTCAATTATTATCTTTACCATAACTACATTCGGTGGAGTTACACTAAAACTCTTTAACACACAATTAAAAGAAAGGTTTCCTGTATCTCCAAAATTTAACCCTGGCAAATAAGTTGTCGTAATTCTAGCATAACCTGGATTTGTGCTATTCTTTTGTAAGTCTAATCTCATAGCATTAAAGTCCGAATTAGGATTTTGCTTTAATTGTACAAATCCGTATGAAGTAGTATTAGTCCAAAAGGTAGCGTTATTTCCATCGGCTGACTTAAACGTCCCGTTTGAAACATAGTTATCTATAAACTCCGCATCGTTCTTGCTTATAATCTTATTATAGCCTTTTCTTAATAGCTTAAACTGTGAGTTATCAGTAAAAAATAAATTGCTTGTATTGCCCGTAAAGCCTTCTATATTTCCTAAGTCGGATATTGAGCCGCTACTAATTGCAATCGCATTCTCATAAAGAGTATAATAATAACTATCGGCTGCAATTTGTGTTAAAGGAACAATATACCATACTCCTTTAGCCTGAAATAACCTACAACCAAATCCACTTATAATCATTGTTAAGACCTCTAAATAAGTCTTGCCTATAAATGATAAGTTTTGATAGTAAGATTGGTTTAATGGCTCGGCTTCGGCATCGTCAACTCTATTGTCCATAATAGACGAATAGAAACTTATGCCGCTAATTATATTTAGATCCGTAGGGAATAATATCTTACTTAAAGCACTATTCACAAAGAATAAAGCCTTTTGTCTTGTTAATACTGTTTCATTATTTGGATGCGAGAATGCAATCTTACCTAATAAACCTAAGCCATCTATTGCATTAAATGCTAATGTCTTTCTACCTGTTGAGAAACTAAACTGAACTATATCGCTAATTGTCCAACCCTCAAAGTCGTAATCGGTATCATTGTTTAATAGTTCTACGAAATATTTCCTATCGTCTAATTCAGTAAAATCCGGCATTTGTTCTAGGTTATCCGTTACGTCTATTGCTACTGCTAATTGACTAACATATATAGGCTCAAACACATCGTCACTCATTGGTATATACTCAAAGGATATACTTTCAGCGGGGTATTCTATTAGGCTGCCTTCGTAGCCATCTTCGGATAAATATAAATAAGAAATGCTGCCACTTTTAGTAGCCATTGTAATTTTATACTTTCTATTATATGCCATTGCCTCTTCTTAGGTTAAGTGAATAATTACTTCTTTGCAAAGCTAAAACTAAATCGTTTCCTTTTAATACAAATTGTCCACTTCCACCGCCTGTTCCACTCATTGCTCCGGCTGCAAATGTGCTATTCATCATATTGCCTAATTTATTCAATGGCATAATAGCCTCGCTTTGTCCACCCTCTCCAACCATTGCAACAGTAGGACGAGAAACAATTCCACCCTCGGCAAACCCTAATATCTTTTTAAATCCACCTATAAAGCCACCTGCAAACCCACCTTCTCCACCTAAACCAAATGCCATCATAACACCTTGTAATATTGCAGCTTGAATAGCTGCTTCGGCTAATTTCTTAACTAAGTTTCCTGCATAATCTCCTAATGCTTCTAATGGGTTTTCGCCACTTGCCATTGCATCAAACATAGTCATAAATCCTTCGGTTAAAGTTGTCGCAATTACGTCAGCATATTTTTCATACTGTTGCGTTAATTTCTTTGCGTCCTTTTGCTTTTCGTCTATGTCAAGAATTTTATAGTTCTTGTCCATATCCTTATAAGCCTTATCTAAATCCTGTATTGCTTTTGGATTGCTAGATAATGCCATCAATATTTTTATTTCAGCCATAGCCTTTTTGATGGCCTCTTTCTTTTTATCGTAATCGTCTCCGGATAACTTTGTTTCAATATCTAATTGGTTCCTTACGTTATCTAAAGCCTCCTTTGAAGCCTGTAATTGATTAGCTAACCTTTCTTTTGTTTGTTCCTTTTGGTCTTTTATATATTGATTGTCCGCAGCCTTAAATATCTTGTCTAAAGAATTACCCAAATCTATTGCGTTTTTCTCTAGTCCAATCTTAGCCTGTTCTTTTATATTTAATATTTCGTTTGCACTTGCTTTATTAATTTTAGCTTTCTCTAATGCAACTCTTAACTCTTCATTTGTTATTTTATCAGCGTATATTTTAAACTCATAAACATCGTCTTTATATAGTTGTTGCTTCTTTTTTAATGTTGCTAAATCCGAACTATCAGCAGTTTCTTTTTCTACTTGTGCAGGTTTTGGCGCAGTTGTTCCAGTTACATTATAATCACCTGCTTTAAATGATACTTTAGTTAAATCTGCTAAAGTGCCTTTTAATGCCTCAATAACTTTTTGAGTCTTAGTTACTTGATTTGCATTATTAGCTAATGCGTCAGTAGTTAAATTTATACCAACTGCAGCAATTTGACCACCAGTGCCACCAAACGCACCTTTTATAGAACCGGCTGCAAAATCCCACGCTTTAGTCCAACCCGATAAATCTCCGATTTGCTCTTCTAAATCTGCTGTTTGTAATCTTACTAATTCAGCGTATTTTTCTCCTATTATTTTTGCAGTACCTTCTATTTGCGCCTTTCTTATTAAGGCTTGAGCCATTCTATCAATAACTCCAATTAATTTTTCGCCATCATTAATATCGGTCTTTTGTAATTCAACGTTGCCTTTATGAGCTTCTTTTAATTGTTTTAATGCAGCTTGTCTAGCTTCGGTTGACATTGTAACGTCATTAATTACCGCAACTAAAGACTCGTCACTTGCAATCGTTGCTTCAACACCTTTTAAATTATCTATAAAGGATTTCCTTAATTCTGCTTGAGCCTTTTCTAATTCACTTGTATTTCCAATCAAACCCATTATGTCATCTCCAAATGCTACAATTAAAGAAGATACAACACCCAAAGCAATACCAATACCGGCCGGTCCTGATAAACCTGATACCATTGATTTCAATGCGCCACCTGCACTTCCTGTTTCTTTGCTTAATCGTTGAAAACTTTCTAATAATGGGTTCAAGTTATTTGCAATACCCATAAATCCATAAGGAGCATCTTGCGCAACCCTTGACAAGTTTGATAATGCGTTTGTAGCATCCGAAGAAGGCTTTTTAACGGAAGCCATTTTGGTATTAAGACCGTCAATTACAGTATTTAAGTTACTAATTTGACTACTTAAATAATTTATTTCTCCAACGTTAGTGGATTTCTTTAATGCTGCTTGAAACTGGCCAAGTAAGTTTTCTGCTTTTTGTAATTGACTAGCAAAATCTTGCGTATTGGCTCCAATATTAATACTTAAATCTAAACTACTATCTGCCATTTTATTCTAATTTATTCCGTACAATTTTAAAGTCCTTGCTAGTTGTTCGTCCGTTAACATAGTTTTTTCGTCTTCCTCTTCAATGTCATCTATTTGCGGAATGTGCCAAAACGCTCTAAGTGATTTAGGGGATTTCTCCGCAGTGTTACTTAGGTATATAATATAGGCGAGGTTTCTAGTCCTCGCCCATTCATTTAACTCTTTCTTTTCTTTCCCCATTACAATAATGGAAAAGTCCTTCCAAGTCATATCCCAAAACTCATTGGGTCTTATATCGCATTCTGCGGCTTTAACTAATATGTCATCCCAGCTTAGTTTTGTTAGGCTTTTTTTTTTCCTCTTTAGTCACTCCTTGAACAGTTGTTACAGTAGTCGATATGATATACTTAACATATTCAATGAATTGACCTTCTACATTAAAAAGTCCGCCTATTTCATCGATCCAATCGCAAACATCGTCCTCAGTATATTCTACTGCTTCCTTGTTGCTTACACAAGCCGATTTATAACCTATATGTATCATTTTTACAACAAGGTCTAAATCAAATTGCGTTTTCCCTAATAATTCAAAGTACTTATCAATCCCTATGTTATTTGCTACGCAAAATTCACGCATTGACCAAGTACCCCACTTTAAGGGGATTGTTTTGTTGTTTAGTTTTAGTTCGAACATAGTGTTTATTGTTTTTTATTAAGCGGTTACTGTTTGAGTTAAAGGTGGAACTGCAACTGTAAAAGTCGCACTAAATTTCACATCTTCTTTATCGGCTGCGGTTACATCAAAAGCAGAAATAAATACTGCGCCTGTGTAAATTACGTTACCTGCAACTGGAGTAGCTTCGCCCATTTTAATATCGAAAACTGTTCCTGCGATAAATGCAGCATACAACTGATTGTAGCTATCTTTTGAAGGTGTGCCGGTTTGGTCGATTGCAAATCCGTCAGCTTTGATTGTTTGGTTGTAAGCGGGTCCAGGTTGGAATTGGTCACCACATTTTGAAGTTGCGTCAATTACATTCAAAGAAGAGGTAATTGCGTTTGAAGTAAGACAAGCAACGGGCTTAAATGTTGCGTCGTCGTCAATGTCTGCGAATAATAGGTAGTCTCTACCTGATACTTTAGTTTCTGCCATTTTATTAAATTTGAGTTATTGTTAAATTATATGTTATAAGCGTTCTAAATACATTATCCAAAGGGTTTAAACCGTCTAAATTTGATATACTATTTACATATAAACTTGACGAAGTCCATCCGCCAGGGAGTGTAATAATAGTATCCGAATTTATGTCAGCCAATACCAAATCGGAAATAGTTTCCGAACGTTTATAGCCAAAGTTAGCATTTTTTGTAACAATGTCCACTATGATAGTATTTGTATTTGTGTAACCTGATTTGCCTTGCTCTTGGCTTGAAGTTCTACCATTTAAAATAATATACTCCGATAAGTTATTTTCGGGAGCAATACCATCGTAAACAGGCAATCCTGTGGCCGTTCCCAAATTGGTAACAAACCATTTCTTTATTTCAATATTAGGGTTTAGCATCTTTTATAATTTTTTCTATTGTAGCCTTTAATTTAATTTTTTCTAGTTCAAATGCCGGTATTAAAAACGGTTGAGGTCTTAATCCTTTTCTTAATATACTTACGGCAATCATATAGGCAACTGATTTACTTTCCTTACCACTAGCAATTCCTTTCTTTTGCACCCATTCAGTTAAAGCTAATAACATTTCTTTAAACCTGCCTTTTGATTTAACTTTAAATTGCGCTGCATAACTTTCAAATCCTTTAGGAATTGAGACTTTGCCACCTGTTCCAAATTCTATATAAGGAGCATAACTAGCTGAACTTCCTATTTTAAATGTATATTGAGCATCGTTTTTTACCTCACTTTCTAGATATATTGATTGCCTCAAAGTACCTAAATTTACCGGAGCGTTTCTTTTAGCGTCGGATTGTATTTTTAATGCCGATGCAGCAACCTCGTCTTTAATACCTTGTTGAGTTTGCTTATTAAATTTATGAAGGGTGTCCATAACTTTATTTATCCCAACAATATCAAATGTTATAGCGTCCATTATGAATACATTTCTATTTCCCAAAATCTATGCGCAGTGTCCACGTCCTTAATTGAGTGGATCGTGAATGTTTGCCCTTCTACAACTAATTGATAAGTATCGCCTATTGTTAGGTCGTATCTAAGAAATAGTTTTGCATATCTAGTAAAAGATAGCTGCATCTCTAATAACGCTCTATTTTGCGGCTGAGGCCTATAATCACCCCATACAGTCGCTTGAAGCGTAAAAGTTGTAGTAAAGCCGCCTTCGCCATCGCTTGTCCTTGTTGGAGCGTAAACGCCCACTAAACGAGTCATCGAATTAGCGTCAACGTAACTGTCTTTATGTAGTCCTATTCTCATATTATAATATTGGGCTTGTTCTTGTCCATCTTTGACACACTCGCCAAGTTTTCTCACATACACCCATATCGTCAACGTCCATCCCTCTATTCTCGTAACCATAGTTAATTTGGTCTAATATGGCAATCTTTATCTCTTTGGGAACGGTTGACATTCCAGTTGTATAAATAGCCTTCATATTTGCCCATTGCGGTCTTTGTAGGTTAGGATTTGGTCCACCTACTAAAATATAAACATCGCTTGAAACTGCGTTACCGTTAGCGTCCGTTAAGCTAGTAAACGAAGTTACTGGACCATAAGGAAGTTGAAAATCACCGGCTGAATTAGTAAACCATAAAGTCACCGTTTTAGCGGTGATACTTATGTTAGCGGCTTTCTCTACTGCTAATCTTGATTGGGTAATTAATTCATTAAACAAAGCATCTTCAACGTTGTTGTCAACTCTGCAATATGCCTTTGCTTCTGCAAGTGTTACTGGCTCCGTGATGGTACCTAAGTCAACTTGCGTGTAATCTATAATGAAATTGTACATATCTCTTTTTTACAAATTTACAATAATATAAATAAAAAACCCCCACCAATTAAGGTGAGGGCAATTTTATAAGTAAAACTTAATTAAACGTTACCTAAGTCAGCAAAAATAGCTGAAGTTGGTTGCATTAAGTTAATGTCCTCATAACACTCGATACGAGCAGTAACCATGTTTTGTTGGAAGTTACTTGCATTCTCATAAGAGAACTCAATAGCTAAACCTTCAACTTCAACACGCTCACAGAAATTGTTATCTAAGATTAACACTTTGTCATCAGCTACCCAAGAAGCAGAGATAACAGGTGTTCCCCAAATAGTGATACCACCGTTAGGGTTAACAATAACTGATCCACTACCTGCGTAGTAACCTAAAGTGATTGTCTCTTTTAATAAACGTCCCATTTGAGTTGGAGAAACTAATGCAACCGAAGCTACAAAGTTTGCACTCTTTTGGTTTCCGATATAGTCAACTAATTGCTTTAAATCAACAGTTTCCGCAGTTGTTGTAGAACCTGTTGCAGCACCGCTTACAGTTGTATAGAAAGCACTGTTCTCAGCTTTGTAGAAATCTCTTGTCAACATTCTTGGTAAAGTTGTACTCAAGAAAGGAAGAGAACGAGCCATTTGCTTAGAGAAAGTTGAGAAACCAGCGATATAGTCATTAACTACTTTTACTTCGCTTAATGCGTAGCTGTTCTCGCCTTTGTTTGAACCTTCAGTTTGTGCAGCTATGTTGTTGGTAGTTGCAGTTTCTTTGTAGAATACATAAAGACCGCTTTCGCTACGAACTGTTGGAACTAAGTCACGGAAGTTTACCGCTTGACCTGGTAAAACTGAAGCGTTCGGAGCATAAGATGCTTGAGCGTCTCCTGTTAAAGAAGCTGATAAAGTCATAGACTTTACATCGCTTAAATCTAAACGGAATTTACCGCTAGACTTCATTGTCTTTTCCATTTCGTCCATACGACCTTCTAACTTTTCAATGATAGCCTCGTCCATAAACTTAACTTGCTTAGAAGCAGCTTTCTTTTGAGCTACATTTTGTGCGTCGATTTGCTTTTGTGTTTCGTCCGCTAACACTTTGATTGAAGCTTTTACTTCATCGATTTGAGCAGTAACGTCGGATTTAATTCCTTTTACGTTTTCTGCCATTTCGTTAATTACGTTTTCCATTTTTACTTTTTAAATAGATTGTTAAATTGTTTAATTGCCTTTAGGATTTGCTCGTCATCTTCTTTCTTTTCGTCTTGCACCGGCTCAACTGATTGCTCGGGTTGAGTGATTTCTTTGATTACTTCGATTTCTAATATCTCGCTTTGTATCCTTTTTATTTCAATCTCTATTAAGCTAAACGTTTCATCGGTGAACTTGCCACCTTTGAATGCTTTAATTAGCCTTTCGAGCCTGTTGTTTAATTCTTGTTTTTTATCTTTAATCATTTCACTTTTAAATCCTAGTGTTGGAGTTTCCGGATTTGCTGCCCAAAGAACGGCTGAACCTTCATAAAGTTTCAACTCGGTGATTGTTCTAACTCCCTCTTTGTCAACGTTAGATTGCATTGTGCTAAATCCTATTGAGTGTTGGTTAATAAGACCAGCTTCATACAACTTGATAATATCTTCGCCTTTCTCAGTTTCTATAATTGGAGTAATTGCAATTAGCATATCATTCTCAATATATATTTGTTCAGGCTTTCCAATTACATAGTCCATTTCGGCGCAATGGTCAACTAAACTCCAAATAAGATTTTTACCGCTTGGTCCACGTTCTGCTAAGGTTTTAGTAAACGCTTCAGGTACGATAATATCGTTATCTAAATCTATGTTACCGCATCTTGCCCATACGGCTTTAACTCGGCGTTGCTCGGTGTCAACGTCCATAATGTTATAACCGTAATCGTCTTTTTGAACAAGTGTATTTTTTAATTGCATTATACTCATTTCTACAAAGTTATTATTTTTTTAATTATGTTAATGCGTCCGCTAATAATTGCCCTATTTCATAAGCGGCTAAGTTTGTTAATAGTTCCCAAAGTAACCCTGCGTCACCCATTGGCGGGTTGTCTGCTAATCTCTTTAATTTGCCATCCGGTCCTCGCACGGCTTCATATCCTAAAGTACATCGACAGTTGCAAACGTTTCCTGCTCTTGCCGTTGAGTCTCCAGGGTGTAACATATTGTCGATATATGTTTTTGCCGGTACTACAAACTTTTGGTCGATTGCTACTTGTATTCCGTCCATGTGATAATGGTCGTTTGCATCTCTTGGTATTCGTCTTGTCCTGTTATCTTTTGCTGCAATCCATTCTTTATTTGTAACTAAACCCGTTGACATTGCACCAACCATTGAACCGATATTAGCAGCTCTTGCCGTTTCCGTTCTAGCGATTAACTCGGCTCTATAATTTGTTAGTCCTGAAGTTTTAAGCAATGCAATAATCTCGGTCATCGATAAGCCTTGTTCTTGTCCTTGTATTAAGAACTTTCTTATTTGCTCCTTTGTTGTATCGGTAATATCTCCGGCTAATTGAGCCAATCCTTTTGTCTCTAGGTACTTGATTATAACGTAAGCAAATAGATTAGTTTTAGCACTCTTTGTTTCCATTGGAATATAAACCCCTTTTGCGCCCTTTTTAACGTCTTTCTCAGCTATCAATCCCATTTTAGTACCTAAGGCAACGTGCAACTGTTTAATCGTCTTCTCGAGGCTCTTATCGCTAATTGCGTCAAAGTCTTGAGTACGGCAATAAGTGTCCACCTGTTTTTGTAATTCCTTTTTGAATTTAGGAGAATACTGAACTAAGGCATTCATATAAAGTTTCCTATAATCTTGCCAAATCATTGTTTATGGCTTTTGGGGTGTTGGCTCCGTGATAGTTAAAGGTTGGAATTGGTCAATAGGTTGTAGGCCACTAGGAACGTAAAGTTTTTCTAGCTCTTCGGTTGGAATATAATCCGGGTTTTTAAGTCCCATTATCTCCATCTTTTGCGCCGGTGAAATCCACCACGCAGTATTTAACCAAGCAACTTGCTCAGCTTTGTTTGCTTCTAATTCTTGATATACTTGAATGTCATATCCTATATAAACGTTCGTCCCTTTGTAACCCCAATCACTATGCAATTTTCTATTTAACTGTTCTGCAATAGCATCTAGCAAAGGAATAGCGCAACGCAATGTTAAAGCCTTTTCGCCCTCTCTTTGGTTGTTATATGTTTTGTTGTCTGCATCGTTTAATAATTGGCTAGGCACTCCGTAAATATTACAAAGTGATTTCATATCCCACTTCTCACTCTCGATAATGTTTAACTCAACCGGACTTAAACCGATTTGTTTCCAGTCAACCTTGTATCCTGAAACTGCAATAGAATTAAAGTTACTTGCTCCGCCTTTCTCGCTAATTGATTTCTTTAATGCTTGAGCTTGTTGAGTTCCGCTTGTAGGGTCAAACCTGTCGTCATTCATAAACAATACACCGGCCGGACCACCATTTTGGAACGATGCAACCGCAGCCGTTTTAGCTTCGTTGGATCGTGTCAATGTTCTAGCCGCTGCCATTAACGGCGATTGACCGTAAAGTTCGTTGCCTGTTACAGTCCAATAAGGGTTAAAGTATTTATCGTGTAATATTTCTTTTGTGCTGAATGACCATAACTTACCGTAGTATAATTGATAGCCTACTCTTGTAGGTGGAAACACTTCTATATCCGCAATGATTGCCATAAACTGAGCCGGTAAAGCAAACAGTTCAAAGGGTTTGCCATCGTTAGCTCCGCCTTCAATCATTTTAGCATAGATAAAAGTATTGCCTGTCAATAGTTTAAATCCACACCATTGCTCTACTAAGTCCGCCCAGGTGTCCTCTTCGTTAGGATATTTAAGCAACTGATTTAAACGTGCGTCTCCGTCGTATAACTCAAATGCTTTTTTATGTAATTGTGTTACTTCATTCCAATTCTCAATCTTATCCGGCTGCTTCATTAATGACTTGTAACGCTTTGCTGCGGTTTGGTCAATAATTTTATAAACGTGGAAAGGAGCAAGTTTTGCTTTATCAGTAATTAACTTTACGATTGAATAAACTATATCATTTGATTGATAACCGTCTCTAACGTAAGCCTGTGCGTTTTGCCCTTGCCAAGTAACTATCCCTTGTTGAATTGCTACTTGAGTATTGAACGGCATTTGAGGTAAAACAGTATTTACTTTCTTTTTACTAAAGAAATCTAATAAGCCCATAAATGTACAATTTAGTCAAAGTTAGTTATTTTATCCTAAAATACACTTACTACAAATTTAGGAGTATATTCAAAAATCATTCTCATAGCTAAACAGTCGGAGAAATCCGGAGACCGGCCAATCAAAGCCTTTACTTTATCCTTTGGTATTATTCCATTGCTACCGTCTTTGTCAACGTGCTTTTGTTTTACTTGCTCTAACTCTTCAATAATTAGTTGCTTTTGTTTGCCGTCTGCATTGATATATAAATTGCTATTATTTATTAACTCGGCTAACTTATAATAGCATTGAGATTTAAGGTTATCGTAATTCTCTTTTGTCTTAGTGATTGGGTTTTCTAACGCCCTGGAGTTATTGACAAAGCCTTTGCACCTAAGTATATCACATACGCCGCCACCTACTCCGTCCTCGTCCACTACGATATTAGAGGTTGCTACTTGATATTCCTTTTGTAGTTTCTTTATGATTTCAGCGACTTCGACAACGCTTTTACCATTGTATTGAAACAGTTTAACACGATACCCACTCCATAAGCCAATGACAGTACTATCGCTACCAAAACGAGCAACGTCGCAAGAAATGTAAGATGCGCCACTAGGTAAATAATCGCTAGTAAAGCAATCAAGTATTTTTTCATAGTCTATTAATTGAGCGGGATCGGATAAGTATTCCCAGTTGCCAAATAGCAATCTCTCTTTGCTTACTTT